AAATAAAACATAGAAGAAAAAAAAAAAAAAAAAAAAAAAAAAAAAAAAAAACTTAACCCATTTAGCTCAGCATTGAAACCAAATGATATTAAAAAACAAATAATTGAACGTGTTAAAGCACATCATAAAAAAAAAAAAGAAGAAATACAACTTGAAAAGAAAAAAGAGGAAGAAGCAAAAATATTTACAAATGATTTTACGGATACAGTTTCTTATTTAAATACGCTAACAAAACAAAATAGAAAGAAAAAAGATAGGAAAAAAAGAGTAAGAAAAAATAAAAAAACAATGAAAAATACCGAACAAAATATTAATAATTCTTTAAATTATGCAAGTAGACCAGCGCCACCATACAGCAACTTGAAAAATTCAAGTAAGCCAACCTATCGTGAATACAACAAAACGTTGAAAAAAAAACAAAATAACAATGCCTCCCCATTAATTATAAATACAGGAGATATGCCAGATTCCAATACAGATACTTTCGATAAACGCAAATCTAAATTAGAAGATTTAAAAGAAAAATTTAGCGAAGTTGTAGCCACAGTAGAAGAAGCAGTCGAAGAAACATTTGATGACAATACAAACAAAAACAACGAAGTGTCAAAAGAACACCATAAAGAAAAAAAACATAAAAGACGAAATAGATACAAAACAAAACGTATTAAAAAAAAATTAACATTGGGTAAAAATTTAAAAACTCGCACCGTTGGTGTATTAATAAATAATAAACAAACACGAAAAAAAATAAAAAATGACCATCAAAAATTACATACAAAATCTACAAATACTGTAAAAAAATTCTTATTAAAGCATAATTTATTAAAAGTAGGCTCAACTTGTCCAGAAAATATATTAAGAGTTACATACGAAAATAGTTATTTATCGGGAGACGTAATCAATAAAAATCCTGATATATTACTACATAACTACATGCAAGAAGTATAATTAATTAATCTATTTAAAGCGAACATGGTGTAATTTATTAGTATGACCAAGAAATCAATGATGGAAGAATATTTTATTACATTAAATAATTTAAAAAAAAAAAGGGGAAACGAAACAATTTTGTTATGGCAATGCGGTTCCTTTTTTGAAGTTTATGCATTAGGTATATTTAAAAATAATATACCCGAATTTGTTGAAGCAAAATTTCAAATTGAAACATTCAGAGATTTATGTAATATGACAGTTGTAAAAAAAGGAGAACAAAAATACAAAAACAAACCAGTATTTATGGCAGGCTTTACAACAGCCAACCCGTATTTATTAGAAAAACATCTAAACACATTAATGGATAATGGATTAACAGTAAAGGTAGTTGTTGAAAACGGCGATGATATATTAAATAAAGGGAAAAAAAGAAAAGAACTAGGTATATTTTCTCCAGGAACTAATTTTAATGATACAACTACTCATAATACAAATAATATTATGTGTATTTGGCTAGAAAAACGTTCAAAAACATTATTAACAAAACAGCCTTGTCTAGCTTGCGGTGCAAGTATTATTGATATATTTACAGGCACTTCGGATTTCATCGAATTTAATACGAGTGGAGAGAATTTACAAGAAATAGCTATATTTGATGATTTACAAAGATTTTATTCTATACACGAACCAAAAGAAGTAATTTTTATACATAATTACAAAAAACAAAAAGAAATAGATGAAATAATACAATTTTGCGGTTTTCATCCTAAGAAAATGACTAATATTTCCATTTTTGAATATAATAATAAACAACAAGTTAGTGAATTAGAGAAGCAAGCATTCACTTTTTCAAAACAAAACTACCAACAAGAAATATTGGAGAGATTTTATAAGAATGCAAAATTAGATTACAATATATTTTTAGAGACAACACAATTAGTTCATTATCCATTTTCATTACAAAGTTTTTGTTTCCTTTTAGACTATATTTATTGTCATAATCCTAATTTAATTCAAAAAATTTACGAACCAAAATATAACAGTAAAACAAATCAATTATTATTAATGAGCCACGCTTTACAACAGCTCAATATTATCGATACACATATAGATGATGGACCATATTCTAGTGTTAAAAAAATATTAAATAAATGTATTACACCCATGGGAAAAAGAAGTTTCAATATGTTATTGGTTAAACCCACTACTAATGAATCATATTTGAAAAAAGAATATAAAATAACAGAATTTATTATGAAAAATTATGAAAAATTCCAACATATAAGAGAAAAATTTAAAATGGTCAAGGATATTGAAAAATTATACAGAAAAGTTATATTAAAAGATGTATTGCCTTGTGAAATAGCACATTTTTATAAAACCATTCAAATGACTCAAGAATTATATATTGAATTAGAAAACACCAAAACAATTGGTAAATATATTCAGGATAATATCAATATAAATTTAAACAAAAAATGCAGTGAACTATTGAAAGAAATAGATACAAACATTGATGTCGATATTGCCATTAATATTAATAATAAAAAATATGATGTTAATTTTGTAAAAGAAGGTGCTTATGAAAAACTCGATAAAACATTCAATAATTATATGCTTTCCTATTCTAAATTAAAAAAAATTCAAGAAACATTTAATAATATAATTAAAGATTATCAAAATACTGGTTCTAATTTTTTAAAATATCACACAACAGAAAAAAGCCCTCCTTATCTCGAACTAACAAACACAAGAACTAAAATATTAGAAAGTATCATCGAAAAACATTTGAAAGAAATAAAAAATAAAAAACTCGAGGCATTAAATATAGATTTTAAATCTATTAAATTTGCCACAGCCACAAGCGGTAATAAAAAAGTGGCTGGCAATGAAATTAAAAAAATATGCACCGACATATATGTAAATAAAGCCGTGTTTCACGACCAATTGAAATTTACATACAAAAATATAATAGGCAAATTAGAAGAATATCAAATACATTTTAATAAAATATCAAAGTTTGTAAAAATTCTAGACGTTTTAATGAATAAAGCATATATAGCAAAAACAAATAAATATTGTAAACCTAAAATTAAAAAAGCCAGTAGTGCCTTTTTTTCAGCAAAAGGATTGAGACATCCTCTTATAGAAAAAATACAAACAAATACATTATATGTCCCAAATGACGTAGAAATTGGTAAACGAGAAAAAGGTATATTATTGTTTGGAACAAATGCGGTAGGTAAATCGAGTTTAATAAAATCAATGGGAATTTGTATAATCATGGCACAAGCAGGTTTATTTGTTCCGTGTTCAAAATTCACGTATCAACCTTACAATAAAATATTTACCAGAATTTTAGGAAATGATAATTTATTTAAAGGATTAAGTAGTTTTCAAGTAGAAATGTGCGAATTTAAAACAATTGATAACTTGAGTGATGAAAATAGTTTGGTATTAGGCGACGAATTATGTTCTGGTACAGAAATGGGGTCAGCAATAAGTTTATTTAGTGCGGGATTAATACGATTGAATTCTAGAAAATCATCTTATATTTTTGCTACCCATTTCCACGAATTAGGAAACATGAAAAGAATCAAAGAATTAAAGTATTTAACATTGAAACATATGGAAGTAATATATGATAATATCAATGATTGTTTAGTATATAATAGAAAATTATGCGATGGACAAGGAAATAATATGTATGGATTGGAAGTATGCAAATTTTTAAAATTCCAAGATGATTTTATGGAATTAGCACATAGTATTAGAAGAGAAGAATTTGGTGAAAACGAAAGTTTTTCAAAAAAAAAAGCTTCAAAATATAACAATAAATTAAAAAATAAATGCACATTTTGCAATAAAAAAGCAACAGAAGTGCATCATTTAATACCTCAAAAAGATGCCGATAAAGATGGTTATATTGACATAATCCATAAAAACAATAAAGCAAATACTGTACCATTATGTAGCGAATGTCATTCGAAAGAAACAAAAGGAAATATAAAAAGAAAAGCTGTCCAAACAACAAATGGGTTGATTTTTAAAATTATTGAATAATTTAAATTATAAAAAAATTAATGAAAATATATATTATATGTTAACTTTTATAACACAACAAGACATAAATTATTTTTTTGAAAAAACCATGATAATTTTAGCTATTGCTGGAGCATTTTTATACATAAGAATATTAATTATTAAAATGAAATTTAAATTTCCATCAGACAAGAAATATAAATTAGATAAAGTAGTTGTTATTGAAAAATTTGATAGTAAAATTTTAGAAAACATTGAAAATAAAAAAAAATACGATGCGATAAAAAAAAAAGGATTTTGTAATAATATAGGTATGGATAAAAAATGTGGAGAATTTGATAATAAAACAGCGTGCACAACAGTTGATTGTTGTGTTTGGGCTAAGAATAAAAATGGTTCAAAATGCGTTCCAGGAGACATAAATGGACCACAGATGCAAAAAGATAAAAGTTTAACAAAATACGATGAGTTTTATTATTTAAATAAAAATAAAAAATTAGTTAATTAAATTGATTTATAAACAATTTATATTATATAATATAAAATATGATAATTCCAGTTAAATGTTTCACGTGCGGTAAAGTTTTAGGAGATAAATATTTATATTATATTAAAAAAGTCAGAGAACAGAAGATCAAGAAAAATATTGATTCTGAGAATGTAATATATTTAGACGAAAAAATAATAAATAAAACAGTCGAAGGTCTTGTATTAGATTCTCTTAATTTAAATAAAATGTGTTGTAGAAGACATTTGTTATCTCATGTTGATATTGAATAAAATATATAGATAATATATATATATGGCAAGAAGAAGAACAAGAAAAAGACAACGAGGTGGTTGTGGTTGCTCACTAAAAGGTGGACGTAAAAGAAGACGTAAAAAAGGAGGCGATCATGTTCCAGGTCATGTAGAAGGTTCACCAGCACAAGCACCTAGTCCAGCACCAGAACGAATGCAAGAAGAACAAAAAGAAGAAAAAAGCTTATTGTCTAGAATGACATTTGGTTTATTAGGCGTAGGCGGAAGCAGACGTAGACGTAGAACCAAAAGACGAAGAAAAAGTAGAAGACGTAGAAGTCGTTCAAGAAGTCGTCGTAAAAAATCAAGACGTCGTAGAAAAAGTCGTAGAAGAAGGCGCAAATAAATTTTTTATTTAGCATAATATTTAATTCTAATTTAATATTATATATGGCAAGAAGAACTAGAAGAAGAAACAGAACTAGGAGCCGTCGAAAAATGCGTAGAAAATCAAAAAGAACGAGAAAATCAAAAAGACGAAGAAAATCAAAAAGACTAAGAAAATCACGCAAAAAAAGAAGAAGAACTAGACAACGAGGAGGAGGATGTGGTTGTGGTTCAGGAAAAGGATTATTTTCGGGAGGCAATAAAGTTGAAGTAAATAAATTAAATTTAAAAGTAATGGAACCACCCATATCGACAAATAATAGTTGGCATGCTCCACGAAATCCCGTGCAATTAGGTGGTAGAAAACGGAGACGAAAAAAAACTAAAACGAAAAAAAGACAACGAGGTGGAGCAAGTTTAATGAGAACAATAGGTTTAGGAGATGTATTACAAGGATATTATTCAGCAACAGATTTAGCAACAAATACTCAAAATAAATGGGCGGGAAAAAGAGCTATAACTTCATCCAACCCCATTAGACAACCAAAAATGATGAAAGTTGCCGATTCACAATACAAAATACCCAATGTTCCAGAATATCACAGATTATCTTCGGCAAAAGCGGCAAAACACGTTTTAAAATCTTAAAAAAATCTGATAGTATATTATAATGAATATATCAAAAATAGTTTCAGCAAAAACATTTAAATCTTTATGTACTCCCGCACAATTATATTTTGGATTATCCGTTCTTAGTTTTATTGCTTTAATTATACAAAATTGCACAGACCCATATAGTTTTTGTATCGGTAGTTTTTCTGCTCCCAGCCCAATTCACAACGCTTCCTATTTTATTGTAAAAACAATGTATATTTTATTTTGGACTTGGATTATTAATAAAGCTTGCACAAAGGGTTGGAATAAATTGGCTTGGTTGATTGTTTTATTCCCATTTATAGCCATGTTTGTATTATTAGGACTATTAATGGTTGGATTGCAACGAGAAATAATAAAAAAAAAACAATAAATTATTAAAATTATAATTATTTAACTAATTGTAATTTTAAAAAAATATGATAATGATATAATATAGATGGAAGATATTTCTTGGAAAACCATTGATATTATGTTTAAAGATAATCCAAATTTTTTAATAAAACATCATATCGAATCGTATAATGAATTTTTTTCAAATGGAATTATTAATATTTTTAAAAGCACAAATCCATTAAAATTTTTCAAAGAAGAAATAGGAAAAAATTCGGGCAAATATAAATATAATTGTAATATTTATTTGGGTGGAAAACAAGGCGATAAAATATATTTTGGAAAACCTATTATTGTTGATAAAGATGAAGATGGCAAAAGAGAACATTATATGTATCCAAATGAAGCACGATTAAGAAATATGACTTACGCTTTCACAATTCATTACGATGTTGTCATAGAATATACTTTATTAGTTAATAATAACTCAGGAAAATTAGGAATGGAACAATATGACATGTTAACGCCAGACATGGACGGTATGACACAAGTTATAGAAAAAGTATATTTAGGTAAATTTCCAATAATGCTACAATCAAATTTATGCATTTTAAATAAATTAACACCACAAACAAGATATAATTTTGGTGAGTGTAAAAATGATAACGGTGGATATTTTATAATTGATGGAAAAGAAAAAGTTATTCTTTCTCAAGAAGGAAGAGCCGATAATATGTTGTATATTAAAGATGATTTCAATGAATTATATAGTTGTTCGGCAGAAATTAGATCAGTTTCAGAAGATGCCTCCAAACCAGTTAGAACATTGGCTGTAAGACTAGTTAGAGAACAACCGTCATTATATAATGGTAATATTGTAATTGCTGTCCCTAATGTAAGAAAACCAGTTCCATTATTTATTTTAATGAGAGCATTGGGAATAATATCAGACAAAAGTATAATTGAACATTGTTTATTAGATATAAAAAAATATGATACATTATTAGATTTATTTAAACCTTCGATATATGATGCTGGTTATATTTTCACACAGTCAGCAGCATTAGAATATATAAAAACACTTACTAAGGGATATACAGTAGAACACGTATTAGAAATTTTAATGAATTATTTTTTACCACATATTGGTGAGATGAATTTTAAAGCAAAAGCATTGTATATAGGATATATGGTTAAGCGATTATTATTAGTTCATACTAAAAATGAAAAAGAAACAGATAGAGATAGTTATAGATATAAAAGAATCGAACATCCAGGTATATTATTATACGGGCTATTCAGAGAATATTTTAAAAAACAACGCGATGACTTATATTTGAAAATGGATAAAAAATATTATTATAATAATAATTTTGTTAACTATCAAGACCTGGATTTTTTAAATTTAATCAAACAAAACCAACAAGATTTTTTTAGTAATAGAATAGTGGAAGAAGGATTTAGAAAAGCCTTTAAAGGTAATTGGGGGGCAGATAGTCATACAAAAAAATTAGGCGTTGTTCAAGATTTAAATAGATTATCCTTTTTTGGATTTTTGTGTCAAATGCGAAAAACCAACTTACCCATAGCAGCAGATGGAGCTAAAATCATAGCACCTAGAAGATTAAACGCCACTCAGTATGGTTATTTATGCCCAATACATTCACCCGATGGTGGGAATGTTGGATTACATAAACATTTATCTATGTCCACTCATATTACAAGTGGTTGTTCAATAAGACCGTATATAAATTATTTACGTAAATTAAAAATCAAATTACTAGAAGAATGCAACATCGATTACCTATCTAAAACAACGAAAATATTTTTAAATGGTAGATGGATTGGTGTTTCAGCTACACCACTAGAAATAATATCTATAATGCGATTACATAGGAGAAACAATCTAATCGATATTTATACAAGTATTTTTTTTGATATAAAAAGAAATGAAATTTTAATATGTAGTGATGCCGGTAGACCAACACGTCCATTATTCTATATGTATAATAACGAATTGAGTTTTGAAAGAGAAAAGGTAATGAATAAATATGATAAAAATGAATTAACATGGAATAATATAATATATGGTTTCGGTAATGAAAAAAAATCTTATTTAAATAATAATTGTAAAATAACATTTACAACGGCATCTGTTGAAAAATTATTAAATGATTCTGCTATTGTAGAATATATTGATACACAAGAAGGGGAAGGAATGTTATTGGCAAACTCACAATTGGTTCGTGGACAATATAACGAAAAAAATGTAACACATTGTGAAATACACCCATCTTTAATATTATCTATCCAAGCAAATCAAGTTATTTTTCCACAAAATAATCCATACCCTAGAAATGCATTTGCTTGCGGACAAGCAAAACAAGCCGTAAGCATATATCATTCAAATTACACTTTAAGAATTGATAAGTCAGCATTAATATTAAATTATGGACAAATACCTCTGACAAAATCTAAATATTTAAAATATGCTACCAATGAAGAACATCCTTTTGGTGAAAACGCAATAGTAGCAATTATGTGTTATACAGGTTATAATGTTGAGGATGCAGTTATTGTAAATGAAGGCGCTTTAAAACGTGGTTTATTTAGAACAACATATTACAATTCTTATGAAGCACACGAAGAATTAGAAAATGTTGGTGGTGCAAAATCGAATTTATTTTTTACAAATCCACAAAAGGATGCAAAAGTTGTTTCTTTAAAAGAAGGCTTTGATTACAGTAAACTTGACGACGAAACAGGTATAATTCGAGAAAATGAAATAATCGATGAAAAAACAATTGTTATGGGCATGGCAACTTCTAATATAGATAAGGAATATATTGATAGTTCTATTACACCAAAAAAAGCGCAAACAGGTATTGTTGATAAATCTTTTATTACAAAAAATGATAAGGGAAAACGATTGGCAAAAGTAAGAATACGAGCAGAACGTATACCCGCGATTGGGGACAAATTTTGTAGTAGAGCAGGTCAAAAAGGTACAATAGGAATAATACTACCAGAACAAGACATGCCTACCACAGCAAATGGTATACGACCGGATATAATCGTAAATCCACACGCCATGCCATCACGCATGACAATTGGACATTTGATAGAAACCCTGACGAGTAAAGTAGGTTGTTTATATGGTAGTTATTATGATTGCACAGCATTTGTTAATAAAGGGGAAAAAACAGAAATATTAGGTAAATTATTAACAAAAGAAAATTATCATAAAAGTGGCACAGAAGTTTTATACAATGGTATGACAGGGGAACAATTAGAAGCAGATATATATTTTGGACCCACATATTATGAAAGATTAAAACATATGCCAAAAGATAAAATTAATTATAGAGCAAAAGGTCCCCGTCAGGCGTTAACACGCCAAACAGTTCAGGGTAGAGCAAATAATGGTGGATTACGAATAGGTGAGATGGACCGCGATTGCTTAATTGCTCATGGGTTATCATATTTTATAAGCGAATCAATGATGGTTAGAGGAGACCAGTATAAATTGGCTGTTTGCAATAAAACTGGTTGTATAGCTATTTATAATGAAAAAAAAAATCTTTTTTTAAGTCCGATTGCAGATGGACCAATACAATTCAAAGATATCACAAAATATGGAGCAAATATAGTGAATATTTCAAAATTTGGTAGAGATTTCAGTATAGTAAACGTTCCTTATTCATTTAAATTATTATTACAAGAATTAAAAACGATGAATTGTACAATGAGAATTATTACAGAGAAAAATGTAAATCAATTAATTCCTTTATTGCACGGAAATGATATTGAAAATGCAGGATTTAAAGATTTCGATGATATAATGTTTAAAATTAAAAATGAATTAAACAAAGATGGCTTTTTAGACACTGATCCACCTGAAGTTTTAGAAAGAACACCGCAAGAGATACAAGAACCACGGTCTATTAAAATACAACCGTGGACCGATGATGGTGGTGATTGGGAAAATGAAAAAGAATATGAAATGGGGACAGGAATGCCAGAAGATTATAATAAAGATTTACACGAAATAGATCAATGGGGTCGTTTTGTAGTGGGAAAAAAAGTAAAGCCAAAATATTTAGAACGAGAAGCGCCCGATGAAAGAAGTATAATTTATACAATAGATAAAATATATCAAGATTTAAGAACAGAACCCTCAAAAATAGTAGTCCATGTTTTATATGACGATATTAATGGATTTGAAAAGAAAAAACAATATGACATAAAAGAATTAGAACTTCTTGACGACACAACATTTATCGATCACGAGTTTAAAGTTGGTGATTTAGTAAATTGGATGACGACCGATGACGAAGGAAACAAAATACGAGGTCAACAAATTTACAGAATTAAATCATTAAAAGATCAATCAATATTATATAAAGGAACACACGGTACAGAAGAAGCGAAATATAATAATTATAAAGAAGCTAGTCTTGAAAAGAAAATTAAAACAGAAACAGGAGAAGAAAAATGGGTATTTGCCATGAATAAAGATGTAAAAGAATTACGTTTAATAATGAAAGACGAACCTTTTGTAGAAGATTTCTCACCAAAATCACCAGAAGGAATATTTGATGAGCGGGATTTAATTACAGTTGGTAGCACTGTAATATATAGAGGAAAATTTGATGATAAATATATTGTTAAAGACGCCAATTATAATACCGGAAAGGTATTTATTGAACCAAAAGACGTAAAAGAAGGTGAACCGTCTGACCCACCAGATTGGGTTCCTATTAAAGAATTACAATGGTTATTAGATGAAGATGGTAATACCCCAAATAATTCCGAAGCTTCGCCGCAATATATTCCACAGGCATCTACATTAACAGAAAAAGGCAACCTCTCATCGACATTTGATACAAAAGATACAACAAAAGAACCAGAATATTTAATCGGCGATAATGTAGAATATAATGGTATAAAATATGAAGTTGAAGATTATGACACTGCTAAAAATACAGTAGATTTAATTAATCCGATGGGAGATGATAAAGTGATTACTGTTTCAACTAGTGAAGTCAATGAAATAGATACACCCGACCAAACAACTATCACAACAACCGTTCAAGGAAATGATGATGATGATTTAGAAGTTTTAAAAACAAAAGAACCAGAAAAAGAACCGGATGAAAAAAAAGATGATAAAACACAAAATGGTGGCACGCATACTATAAAAATAAATACACAACCATTTTAATAAATAAATTGAATTAGATAGGTATTTAATTTATAATAATTAAATACATATGAGTTATACGACTGGTATAGAAAGAGTGCAAAGAAATTTTGCAAAAATGCTAATGACTTTACACAATACAAAAAAAACGGACGACATACAAGATTTTGGATTATTAATGTTAATGACTGGGAGTATTATGGGAGATTTAGATTTAGTGTCTACCGCTATGGATAATTATCCGGAATCTGCTGACCCTTTACGACCGGCAACACCTAAAATCCTAAGCATATTATCACAATTAAAATTACTTGATTTGCAACCATCATCTCAACCTCGAGATAGTAGACCAGAATCACCAACAAGTATTAGAGACATCAATATGCAAGACAATTAATATATTAAATTGAAAAGATATAAAATTTTTTTATTAGTTATATAAAATGGTGATAAAGAATACAAACAGCACAATTGTTTCCGAACTTTATACGTCGAGGATATATATTTTACAAATTTTGGAATCACGCGGATTTAATGTTAGCGATTATACTGGCACTAGTATCAATGAAATAAATATATTAAATGAACATCAACAATTGGATTTATTATTGAAAAACGATGAAACCAATAAAAAAGTGTATGTAAAATATTATACTGAAAAAAAAATTAGACCGGTAAATGTATACGATTTTGTGGAAGAATTATACAATACAGAAAATATTTTATCTACGGATGATGATTTAATAATAGTAGTAAAAGATAAACCAAATGATTCTCTTATCAAAGCTCTTAATAGTCTATATAAAACCGATGGTATATATGTAAATGCATTCTATACAAAAAGTTATTTATATAATATTTTAAAACATGATTTAGTTCCTCCACATAGAATATTATCAGAGGACGAAAAGGTAAAGGTAAAAGAGAAATTTAATATTACAAACGATAAACAATTCCCAGAAATATCCAGATTTGACCCAGTTGCTATAGCCATTGGTATAAGACCTTCTCAATTATGTGAAATAACAAGGTCAACACCCACTGCAATGACTGATTTATATTATAGATTATGTTATTAAATTATATACATTTATATTATATGGCTATTGATGAAAAAACAATTTTAAACAATTTAGAAAATTATAATACAACATTCAAAAATATTAAAAGACGAATGATTCAAAATTATCCAAATTATGAAAATACACAAGATAAAAAACCTTTTTTAAACGCTAAAACCGATTTAGAATCTTTACTAAATAAATTAACTATTTTAGAAACCAAAATGAACGCAGAAATTAAGACCAATAATCGAATAATAAAAAAATCAGATATAAAAGTTGGTAGTGCAAAATTACGGTTTGATAATTCAAAAAAAAAATTAAAAAATAATTTAAATACCAATACAGCTTCCGAGACATTAAAGATAAATAAATATGATGAAAATGTGAGAGAATACCTAGAAACCTTTTTTTATTTATTTATAATTTATTTAACAAGTAAGTTTATACGCAAATAGATTTTATTGTTCTTTATATATATAAATGACTGATTTCGATAATCAAGGTAAATTATTTATACGATTTAGAAACAAATACAAAAATTTAATAAAAAAAAAAAATGTTAGTAATATTGGAATCGTTGAAGGCATGCAAGGAGAATTAAGTTTAGATGATGTAAATCAGATAGAAAAATTACAATTAAAAAAATTAGAAAACGAATTTAATAGAGACCTTGCATTATATTCTCGAAAATATAAAGTATATTTAAATTCTTTGTTAGGAAGACAACGTGGAACTAATAATTATACAAATAAAATCGTAAAATACAAAGGTGATAAGTATTTTGTTCAGCAAAATGGTAAATTAAGAAAATTCAGCGATGAAGCGTGGACTAATAAGGGGAGTGGTTGTGGAGAGGCTATACCCATTAGCGATGAAACTTATGCAAAATTAACTGTTAATGGTAGTGGTGCCATTATGGGTCCCAATGAAAAATGTAAAAGTGGTGGATATAGTGCCAAAATGTTAGATGGTGATGCATATGCTTGGATTGACCCAAATGGATATAAGAATATATATGAAGATTCTGGTAATATACATTCCAGTTGTCCTAAAAATTTCCATGGATTAACAAAACAACAATTTGATGCAATACCGAATAGTGGTTCGACAATGACATATTCTAGTATTTGTGATAGAGGAAGTTTAGATTCCCCATTACACGAACAATTAAAAATATTAAATAATAGATTAATAAACAAATCTGAAAAAATGAAAACCATTATTAATAAGTTGAAGATGAAAGATAAAGAAATAGAAACAAATGTAGATGAACAGCGGTCAAAATTGATGGAAAAGTCAAAGGAATTAAATAAACGTAGAAAAATCGTGATAAAAGCAGAACAAGAGGCTCAAACTTTAAGAGGAGATTTGAATAATAAAATATTAAGGTCAGACTCTATTAATTTACAAAATATGATTTGGGTTGCTGCCGGGATTACCTTTTTTATTGTTGCAGCAAATAAATTATCAACAACTTAATATTTATATTTATATATATTAGATATGGTGTTTAGCGAAATGTTAAATAATATATTTGGAGAGAATAAAGATTCCAATAAAAAAATTAATAATGAAGCACTTACTGTTTTAGACCAAGGTTTAAAACATTTATTAGAAAAACAAAAACAAATGAACGAAAATAAAATAGGGAATTTAATGGAAGGTTTTCAAACCCCAAAAGCACTACGAGAAGCAACTAATACTGAATTAAATATTTTAAAAAAATTAGAAAAAGAATATAATACAAATATTTCGGCATATGCTAGAGAATATAAATCATTTATGGATAGTTATTATGTTGCGCGCGAAAATAAAATAAATTGTATGAAAAAATGCATGACATCACATAAAGGGGTTAGTGCACAACAAACTAGATTGAGAGAGTCGTGTATAGGTGGATGTAAAATTAAAGGTCCTTATATTGTACAATGTTTGGATTCATATAAAGGATTTTATCAAGATACAACTAAAAAATGCAAGCAATTAACAGCTGGAAAATGTCTTAGAGGGTCAATAGAACCTGGGAATGTAACAGCTATGAATAGCTCTTCGTATAGAGATACTGAGTCAACTACTTTAGCAGATGGTTGTTGTGCGTGTGGTGGTGGAAATGGGGGGAAACCAAAAGCTGATATAAGAGGAAAATCAATATCCGATTGTAAAGATATTTATAGTGCTTTTGCATTACTAAAAGGTGATGTAAATAGTAAACCATTAGTTAATGCGTGCTTAACAGCTAATTATAAAGATGAAGATAAATCATCTCAAATGTATTTAGAATATAATAGACTAAAAGAAAAAAATAAAATACTGATGGATCAAGCACAAAATATATATTCCAAAATTAACCAATTGAGTAATATTAATATTGGAATTAAAGGTATTCTTACAAAAGAAGAACAATATTTTAAGAATCAAATAAATAAATTTTCTTCTTTATATTCTGAATTATTAAATTTAGATAGGTCAGGGAAAACACAAAATATTACGTTTTCGGCACAAGAAGAAGATATGATATTAAAAGAAAAGTCCAGCGAAATTAAATTTTATTCTTGGGTTCTTTTAGCGTTTTTAGTTTCTTCTTATACATATAAAAAATTATATGAAAAAGTATAATTCAATAATATATATATATTTTATTTTATCGATAAATTATATATAGATGGAAAGTGAAGATGTTAGAAAAAAACAAAGTGAATTATTGCAAGCAAAACAAGCAAATACTATAAAAACGATCAAAACATTGGCAGAACACGAAAAACACCAGTTTTTCAATTTGCAAAAATTAAACAATAAAAATGACCCGAACGGAAGTCAAAAAAAAATCATTGAAAAAAAAGTTAACGAATTAAGTGCTATGCGAATAAATCTTTTGAAAAAATTAAAAAGTATGTATTCTGATACACAAGCATCAACACACAGTAATAGAAAAGATTTGGCAGACCAATTAACAGTTGTTTCTGTAATGGAAGAAGAATTAAATAATATAAAAAACAGATTATCACAATTAAAATCAGAAAAAGCAAACAAAATAAGAATGGTTGAATTAGGAGATTATGAATATGATAGGTATAATGCACACAAAAAAATATTTAAAACCATTGTATATGGTTCCTTTATATTATTAATTATTTCTTATTTAATGCGTTTTTCTTGGTTTCCTACTAAAATAGGTGTAATAATGGTAATATTAATATTTGCTTGGATTATTATTAGTACAATGGGTCAAATTTATGATAACGCTCGAAAAACCAATATTGATTATGATAAATACGACCAGGGTCAAAATGATATATATAATGGAGATGATGCTGCTGGAACTGGAAATACAGGATTTTATGATAGAAATGCAAGAGCTTTGGAAAAATTATTTAGTGGTAATAAATGCGTAGATGCCGTGAATAGTTTAAAAAACTCTAAAAAAGATGGATTTAGAAATATAGGATTGTTCACAAAAGTCGTAATCCCTCAAGAACAACCCACTACATATGCACCCATTTCAATATTTTAATTTCTAATTATTATATAATTATGTCGAATGCAAATATTGGCGATATCCAATCTTCGGTTGGGGATTTAATAAAATCTTTAAATAAAAATGGCAATACGGTTGTATGTGATGCAAAATGCCAAGAATCAGGAAATAAAACAAAATATTATGGTGAATATTTAAATTCAAAAACAAATTTATTAAATGCTTCGGATAGATTGAAAAAAGCAGAACAAAAATATTATACAAAAACAAATCAAACACAATATTATAATAGTTTGATTTATGACCGCGCTATTAAACATATTACAAAAAAAATGTCTATCATAGAAAGTGCATTTAATGATAATATTTTAAAATTAATTAACGTAGTTAATACTGTTTCTTCTCAAAATATATATCGAACAAATTTAGAAGATGTTGTCAATACATATAAATTTAAAAAAGCACATTTAGAAGAAAAGGTGGATAAAACAAATAATACTAGGAAAATAAATAATCGTTTAGCATATTTTTATAGTGAAAAGGATGAAAGTTGGGCATTGTGGATGAACCATTATTTATGGTATATTTATATTATATGTATAATTGCTATTGTATTAAAAGTTTTATTAAAAGGAAACATAAGAAATTTTAAACAGTATCCCTTTATCATTCTATTAGCGTGTAGTTCATATATAATTCATTACACCCACTCAATTATTTTAAACACATTACAACATTATAAATTGGATGCATCATATGTAGTATTTATAACTTCATTTATTATTATAACATTTTTATACAATAAAATATACAAATTTAGTTTTGAATAATTTTTTTTTATATAAAAATAAAATTATTTTATAATTTAATCACGCTTCATTATCACTTTCCACATCATCATTATATGCATCGTATTTAATTTTATATCCCCACCAACCCTGTCTTTTATATTTTCCCAAATTCTTATCCAAATGATCTTGTAATTTTTGTTGTCCCGGAACCTTTTCTCCCGGATACATATTATTATACCACTGTTTGAACGTTTCAATAATATTTGTTTTTGATATTTTATCTGTTTTATTACCCTTTATAATTTTTTCTTTTATAAACAATGACAAATAATCTGATTTTTCCTGATACGCCTTACTCGCCTTCATTACCATATCACATTTTTCAACCTTGTTTTTCCATAATTCCTTTTCACAAGCAATGTTTATTAATAATGAAGCCATTATTGGCGCCCACTTAATTAATTTTTTACCCAATTCTTGATCTCCAAGATATTCATGGTCCTCTGGATTAGTCGAGACTTCTTGTATAGTTTCTTTAAAAGTAGATTCAAATTCAACAATTCTTATTCTTCTCCATGTCCCACCATCCGTGCTTTTAATATCGGGTAAATGATTCGTGCAACACACTAATTTAAACTGAGGAATAAATGTGAACGATTCGTGATATAATTCTCTAGCCTGTAAAGGATCTCCACCAGTGATTTGTTTCATAATACCCTCATTTATTTGGTCTCCTTCAGATGGTTCATCCATACAAGCATATCTTAATCCCTTGAGTTGCGCAACTTCTGATGATGTCCCACCCAATTGTTTTCTTTTTTGTGTAATCAACGTTATTGGAACGGTACCTGAATATTCACCCAATATTTCAGCCATAAACTCTCTTAATTTAGATTTACCATTCGAACCTTGTGCACCATTATAAATATTAAATGTTTGGTCGTGTGTAGTTCCAAGTAAACACGAAGCCAAATGATCCCACATATATCGCCGCAATTCATCGTTTGGAAATAACTTTTCCATAAAATCTTCACATTCTTTAATTATTTGTAAATGCGATTCATTTTCTTTATTGATTTCAACATATCTAATCCCTGTACATTTTGATATATAATCTTCTGGTATTCCTTTACGAAACTCTTTTTTTTCAAAATCAAATATACCATTCTTAAAACATAATAATGTTTTAGTTGATTCGGCGTTCAACTTGTCTTCAAATCCATTATCATAAAATACCTCTTTACACTCTTTTAATACGTTATCCTTATATGCCGAGTTTTTTAATTTTAATGCTATACAATTATAAATATTACCTTCTTCAATTAAATTTTGTGTTCCCTTTTCATCGCCCTGTGGGTCATTTTCTCTTATTGTTGCCATCATTTCATTACAACGATTTACATACAATCTCGACATTTGATCAGATAATTTTCTTCTTAAACCAGTTCCACATTCATTTTTTTGCCACCGATTATCTTTAAATTCATACCAAATATTACCTTTTATACTACCACATCTAAAATAATCCTTAAACATATGATATGCAAGTCTTGCCAAGTCAACTTCTCGTGGCTCAACTCTAAAACCATTAATATTTTTTTCAAAACTCGTATTTAATGTTTGTTCTATTAAATAGGTAAGGGTGTTATTATATATTTTATCCGCTTCTACTTTATCACATTCGCGTGCAAAATATTTTATAGAACGATCGCTGTAGCCTATTTCTCTCATAGAATTCCAACGTTCCCAACAGTCATCTACCTGAATATCCCAATCGAATTCATCCCATTTACTAGAAAACTTTAACCACGTTAAAAAGCATTTATCATTTGTGTTATGTAAAGCCCAACCAACCTTTATCCAGTTTGCATAATTAGCATAATAATCTTCATTTAAAAGCATTGTATAATTATGAATTTGTTTAATATTTTCATTTTTAATATTAATTTTTCCATCACTAGAAACAGGGTTTATAATATACTTTTCAATATATGTATCCAAAACAGCTTCATCTAATATAGTAGATACTAATAAATCCATTCCATTATCGAAGGTAAAGTTTTCTATTTCCAAATTATTTGTTTTTAATTTTATATTTTTCTTTTTTTTATATTTTATTTTATTCATACTGTCTTTTTTTTTCTTATTATATTCATCAACATAATTTTCATTAAATTCTGGAGTAAAATGCGTATCATTTTTTGCACTAACTAATTTTAAAAACTCTACGCATTTCGTGATATCTTCAAAATTAAAGCATTTTATGTCTTCCTCATTCATATCAAACGAATCATTATCAAAAGTTATTTTAAAATAATGACTTAATTCATAAGCTTCATTTTTTGGTTTTCTAGAACCATATAATTGCCAATTCGTATCACCCTTCGATATAGATATATCTAATACATCTTCAGGTTTGTTGATTAACGGTAAAGATGATAATATTTGTTCTTCAATACATTCCAATACCTTGTCTCTAATTAATAATTGACTTGTGTGGTCGATAGATAAAGTAAATAATAAATGTAGACCATCCTTATTATATCCCTTAGAGGAGCTATATGTTTTATTTAAATTGGGTTTTTCCATGACAAACACATCCATTTCAACGTCATCTAATTTAAACAATTTTACCAAAATTTCGCAATATAATTCAATTATATCCTGAATAACGCCTATATCGTGTTGTCTTTCTGTAATATCAATATTATATCTAAAATCTAAATCAACCAATATAGGACCTTTGCCATCACGGTTTTGAGATTCAGTTAAATATTCTTCTGACCCACTTATTAAAGTATTCAATACGTATAAATTATAAAATGTCTCCATATCTTCGATGTGATAATTTCCAGGATAAATTTCCCATTCTTTTTTATTTACTCCTTTCAGCCCTATGCGCGTATGCGTTGAAGCAACATTTTTATCACCAGTCGGTATGCGATTCTGCCATAAAAATGATTGTAAATTTATTTCGGACATATTTAGATCGTATATATGGCTGAGATTTTAAATCAATTTAATTTATATTAAAATTCAAAAACTTTTTAACACAAATACTTTTATAACGATGTTTGCATTGAAAAAATACTTGTAATAAAAATAGTTTAAATATTTCTAAATAAAATATAAATATATGACATCGAAAGAATTAAAAGAAAATACAAAAAAAAAAGAAATGATATTTTTTCCAAAGGAAAATCGTAAAAGATTATTAAAAGATATCGCCAATATAATGAAATACCCATTAAATAATGAAGGAATTTTATATTTCCATAATGAAAATAATATTTTTAAGGGAAAAATTATAGTTTTTGGACCAAAGGACTCCATATATCAAAATGGTGTATATATGTTCAAAATTACATATACTGCAAATTATCCTTATGAACCACCTAAAGTTAAATATTTAACAAATAATGGAAAAACACGATTTCATCCAAATTTATATAGAAATGGTAAAGTTTGTTTATCATTGTTAAATACTTGGAAAGGGGAACAATGGACATCTTGTCAAACAATCAGAAGCATTTTAATAACTTTATTATCTTTACTCCACAATAAACCATTATTAAACGAACCAGGAATTCATGAATCAAATAAAGACTTTATCCCATACAACAGAATAATAGAATATATGAACATAAATACGGCTATCAACGAAGTATTGGAAAAAAAAGTTGCATATCAAGCATTTTCTCACATTTGGGATAATATTATTAATCATTTTAAAAAAGAAACCAGCAATATTATAGACTACATTGAAACACTCTCACAAAAATACAAAAAAAAAGAAAATTTGAGAGTGCGTATTTACGATATGAACGTCGAAATAAATTATATATCGCTTTTAGAAAAAACAAAGAAGAATTTAGATTTGATAAATAAATAATATTAAATTGAAAACAAATTTAAAATATATATAACTAATATATCTATTATGCATTTCTGTGAACAATGTGGAAATATGTATTACATCCGTTTGCTTTCGGAGTCTGATTCAAATATCGTTTATTATTGTCGTAAATGTGGACATGAAAATAAATCAATAGGAAATAACACTGAAAATATATGTGTTTCAAAAACACACATAAACGTGGGGTCCAATTCATACAAAAATGTGGTTAATCAATATACCAAATTGGACCCTACATTACCAAGAATTAAAAATATAAAATGTCCCAATGCCGATTGTAATTCAAACAAAGAAAAAAAAGACCCGAATTATGCAGAAAAAGAAATTATATATTTAAGATATGACGATGTTAATATGAAATTTATATATTTATGCGGTGTTTGTGAAAATATGTGGAAAAACAATAAAAGTTAATATTAAATTGAAAAGATATTAAATTTTTTAATTTAATTAATATATAATGAGTAGTATTGAAGAAAAATTAACCGATTTAGAAGAAGTTTCAGATGATGAATTATTATCAGATGCAGATGGTGAAATTATATTATCTGGCAAAACAGATGATAATTTAGAAGAAAGTTCAGAAGATGAATATACTGACAATGATGAAAAATCGAATACCGATAGTGAATTAGAGGATGATGTATTAAATGACGACGAAAACGAGATATCAGACCCGTGGATTTCGGAATCTCAAGGAAACATCAATACAACTATTGAATTAAGTGAAACAAGTGAATCAGATGAATCCGATTTTGATGAAGATGAATTAAAAAAAATAGACAAAACAAACGGTAATAATATATTATTAAATTATCATCCAGAACTTGAACAAATAAATTATAAAGAATTAACCGCTTTATCAAAAATTACGAAAAATAAACTTGGACATATAATAGATCCTTTACATCAAACATTACCTATTCTTACAAGATACGAACAAGCAAAAGTATTGGGGGTTAGAGCAAAACAAATTAATAATGGTTCTAAAATATTTGTAAATGTTGGTAAAGATGTAATTGAAGGACATACAATTGCTTTAATGGAATTGAAACAAAAGAAAATTCCATTTATTATTCGCCGACCATTACCAAATGGACGTAGCGAATATTGGAATATCAAAGATTTAGAAATGTTATAACAAGTATTACTCCGCAACAATAATAAGTATTATTTACATTAATAATTATTATTTACATTAATAAGTATTATTTACATTAATAAGTATTATTTACATTAATAAGTATTATTTACATTAATAATTATTATTATCTTAACAAACCTCCACCTTTTTTTTTTGCCAATTTCGAAAACAATTGTTTTTTTGTTATCTTATATTCACTTTTATATATACTTATCGATTTATTAGTACCACCACAAATATTTTTTAATTGTGGGTATTTTTTTTTATTTGTAATACTATTATCAAATCTACCATTTAAAAAACGAGTATCTTGACAAATAAATGTCTCAACAGAATTTGAATAAGGACTTACCATTTTAATATCTCCACCACCTTCATCATCCTCTCGTGATTCCGAATTAATATATAATATCGACCTTATTCTGTAGAAATAAGTATTGAATTCTTTTATATCATTATCGAAATAATTACGCGTCCTTGTTTTAACTATAGTTATCCATTCTGGAAACGGTGCATATGCATCATATTTTTGCACTTCAAATATATAATTTTTATTTTCTTTGTTTTCCACATACCAAAGTAAATTAACGCCCTTTCCCCTTGTTTTATTACTATATCTACTAGTAATATTAGTGGGAATTTCTAAATAAATAATATTTAAATTTATTGGTGGTATTTTAGATGGATGCCAAAATTCTTTGGAAGGATATGTATTGTATACCAATCCTCCATTTTCAGAAGCACCACTCGTATAAATACTAAATGTGGATTCTGATGATTCAGCTGTAGGCATAGATTCAAAATAACTATATTTATAATAGTTGTCCTTTGAACTTTCATTCTCATTTTTAGATAATTTACTATAAAGCTCTAGTTGTCTCGGATCGGTTATTTCACCGCCTATAAATTGCGTCTTTGTAGAGTATTTTAATCCATTAGGTTTATTTTCAAATACTATTTCTCCGTTTTTTGTAGATGCCCATTTAATTTCTTTATTTACATATACAATATCATCTGCCGAAATTTCGTCTGGTATCGTTTCAGATTCTATGGGTTGTCCTTTTTTATCAATTATTTGACAATCTTCACCATCATGAATTTGATTATCCGGTTCAACAGTTAATTGTTCAATGACACCAATTTCACTCCAATATGACACTTTATTATCATAAATTTCATAATTTATTAATCGGATGTTAGTTCGCGGATTCAATTGTAATACATAATTATCCGAACCATAATTTTCTATTTTTTCTATTGTATAATGTGTATTTTTATCATAATAATTATTAAAATACCTCAATATAATTATTTTATTTTTAAAATCATTCTCCCAAATAAATTCACTACGACCCTTACAAAATAAAAGTATCTTTATCTGTTTTTTTTCATGTTTTATAGTTTGATAACTAATTATTTCATTAAAATTTGCTTGTCTAACAGATTTAATATAATATTTTATATCCCATTCTTTCCAAAAATATACCCACACATTATTTATATATCTACCATAATACAAACCACCAATACCTTTGCCTCTTTCTTGCACTAATTCTTCTTTTTTATTATTTAGTTGTTGTTCTAATTTACCTTTATTTAAGTTTCTTAATAACACATATTCTTTATTAGTCATACCCGTCTCTTCTTTTTGATTCGCAATTTTCTCTTCAATGTCTTTAATTTCCGATAATAATTTCATAATTTTATTATTATTAGTAATATTTTTTATGAATTCATCTACATTCTTTATTTCATTTTCTGTTGTCGAATAAATTTCTTCTTTAAAATTATCATCACTATCTGTTGTATATCTTGTTATAAATTGTAAAACATATCTTTCTTCAGCCTTAAAATATTTATAATTATCAAATTTGTTTGTTATAGAAATGTCTTTACCGTTTAACCAATTATATTCAGAACCACCAGCTATTATTATCGGTTTTAATAATTCCTCTTCTTTTTTTTCTAAATTGGCATAAAATATGTCTCTTTCTTCACGTAAGTTATTTATATTTATTTTTATATTTATTATATCTTCTTTTAGATTTGATTCTGATGATTTAAAGTCACTATAATTTCCACAAATATCTAGCTCTGTACATTCATTCTTATTAATATTTTCAATTATACGTTTAAAATCATCTTGCATAGAGTGTTCAATAGACTCTCTAACACTTGAAATTAACTGTGATTTATTCATTTCAATTAATTCTATTGTTTTTGTTATAGAATCCTTTTTTATGTTCACGGAAGATAATGATATATCAATGTTATTCATTTCTAACAAACGATTTAAAACAATGAAATCATTTTTTTCTTCATTCCAAGTATTTTCTAACGTTATCAAATTTACCAAAGTATTGCTTTTAAAATTCTTGAATTGTTTTTTCAACAATAATTTTTCATTTTCAAATATTTTTCCTTTTTCCTTTAAATAATCGCGTATATTACTTCTTATTATATCCGTATCATCCCATTTCCAATAAATTTTATCGTATATATTATCATCATACGCAAAAGTTGGATTATCAATAAGATTTATAACAGATTTATACATTTGTACGATATCCGCGGAATCACTGTCTTTTATATCCCATTCAACTGAACCAATATTTGATGCAGATACTAATTTCATTTTATATATCTTTCTCTTCCCCAAAGTATTATCTATATCTATTATTTTTGTCCCAATATCTGAAAACGAAAATACGTTTTCATGGAGTTGAACTACCGAGGGAATATATAGTTTAATATTTTTTTTTTTACCCACTTCTATGTTTTCACCAAAACAATATAAATCTAATTTATTGGCTTTTAAA